TCTAACAACTTCTCTGTTGATCTCAGCGAGGATCTCAGCAGAAAGAATGTTAGCCAACTCAGACTCAGCATCCAGGCCATGAATGGCTTTAAGATCCTGAGCAAGTTCCATTGAGTACTCAGCTTTGAGTGCTCTGGACTTGGCTGTTACAGTAGCTTTTTCGATTGAGAAAGCCATTTCGTTAAAGTGACCACTTGCACCCATACCGGATACAGAACCGTCACCAAGAGCTTCAGCTGTAGCTGTGGCCGCACCAGTAGCTACATGGAATGCATCTTCAACGCCGTCACTGTTAGCGTCAGCAGAAGATTCACCAGAAGTACCTGGAGGGTTAATATCACCAACCAAGGATGATGAACCACCACCATGTGCTGTACCGTTAGCACCTGAGAAGTCAGTATCAGCTTCGTTGAATAGAGCCTCAGTACCACCTTGTGTTGAGTACTTAGACTTCATTGCAAAGATAAGTCCTGTTGGACCAGTCATTGGCTGAACGCCAGCGATATCATAAGCAATAAGGTTAGGCATCGCACGTCTAACGAGTGAGATCAAAATTGGATCCCAGTTGCCGATGTTTGAGCCGGTTGCGTTTGCAGGTGCAGCTTCAGTAAGTGCAAACTGCTGATGGCCACGCTCTTCAGCGAGTGCCTTTTCAGTATTTTCGAGAACTGTTGCAGTAACGGAACGCTTATAACGATCAGTTAGATCGCCATCAACATCCAATACTGGATTCCATTTCTCGAGAAGTTTATCAGTTGTAAACATGATTTCTATTCTCCCTATGGATTATTTTTTGTTAAGCGCTGCAAGGTAGACACTCATTGAATCAGATACTTCAACTTCTTGATCGTTATCTTCAGCAATAGCCTCTTCCTCGGTAGCCGTTACTTTTGCCTTGAAATATGACTCTTTGACTTGAGCGACTTTTTCAGCATATGCTTCATTGTCGTCTGCATCGATATCACTTACAAGACCTTTGAGCTTTTCAGCCTGGGCCTCAGAAAGTCCGGTTGACGCCTCAGTTACAATTGCGGCTCTTTGAAGTGTTTCTACTTCAGCTTTAAGAGCTACGTTGTCTGCAACTGTGGTATTCACTTGCTCTTCAAGCTCATCAGCCTTAGTTGATAGTTCATCAACCAAATCGATTTTGCTCTCAGGTACTTCGATATAATGCTCATTGAACACTGTATGAAGTTGCTTCATGAATGACTCAGAGATCTCAGTGCGTAGTCCACTTTCGATCGCCAATTTGTTGTCTTCCATCCAACTCTCTACGACGTAGTTTAGGTAGCCATCCACTTTCTCTACCAATTCGGAGTGAATGCGGTTGGTTTCTTCAGCAATCTCTTCAGCATAGCTTGTTTCCATTCTTTCGACATGTTCAGCAAGTTTTGACTTTAGAGCTGCTTCAAAGATGATCTCGGCTTTGTCCTTAAATCCTTCTGACAATGTAGCTTCTGAATCTACCAACGCTTTGAGATCATCTTCAAAGATTTTCTCTCCGTCAACTTCGGTACCTTCAGGTGTATAGCTATTGTTCATAGCATTATAGGCATCACCTAGTTCCTTCTTGTTCATTTTAGACATTTTGGTATACATGGCATTGATCATACCAGCCTTTGTCTTAGGCGGAGTAGCTTTCGCTGGCTCACTTTTGTCGATAGCCTTTTTAGTATCTACTGCTGCTTTAGCACCATCTACTTCTTTGGCTGCCGGCTTTGCCTTGGCTGCTGGGGCCATTGCCTCTTCCAGATTGTCCTCGTTCTCAACTTCAACGTCATCAACGATTTCATCCTGGAGTGTATCTTCAATGTCGACTTGATTTTCGTCTGACATAATTGTTACTCCCTCAGAGTTAAAGTTTAGAGAGGAAATTTTTGAAAGCTTTAATTTGATGGTTGGGATCTCCAACCTTCTTTGCTTCCATCATCTCTGTCTCGAATATTTCAATTTCTTGCTGTTTAAACACGCCATTTTCATAGATCCATTCAACACCTTCCATGATGCCATTTACAAAGGCCTCTGGAGCTGATGGATCTTGGACAATATCAACTGCATTTAGCATGAAGTCTTTATTGACCACATTAACGTTGCCTTGTTTAGCAAGACTACCCATTCCACGACTTGAGACACCCACCTGAACCTCGCCCTCAAGAAGACCTTGTACGATCTTACCCATAGGTGTGTCCAAAACGGTTGCCTTACCCACAACATTATTACCGTCCCACTTAAGTTCAGTAATTTTGTGAGATACTTTATCCAAATTAATGGTAGGTCCTTCTGGGTGATTTAGCTCACCTACGGCTCTACCTTTGGAAACTTGTTCAGCGTCATACTTATTGACCGCTGCTTCTAGGATTTCACGGGGATACATGCGGCCATTTCTATTTGGCTTATTTGCCTGCATAAAAATACCTTCGATAATAAACTTCTTACCTTTGCCATCTTCTTTGGCTTCAGTAATAACGTTTATATCTTCAACATGTTCTGTAATTAGTTTCATTTACTTACCCGCTAACCTAATAAAATCTTTTATTCCTTTTTCAGCTTTTGCTACTGATACATAATCATCTAAATGATCACCATCAATATAGGCACTGAATATATTTCCTTTTTTTGCGACGATGGCTTCGTACTTATTTTGTTTCCCCACCTTGAAAGACTTAACTTTCTTTTCTCCGCTGCTTAGTTTAACTGAGCCCTCATTGAGGCTCTGTCTCATCTGATTGAACGTCTTCATTTTCATCTTCTTCTATGTCGTCCTCTTCAGTTTCATCTTCGGACTCTTCGTCCTCGTCTTCATCTTCGAGGTCTTCGTCTTCTAGATCCTCCTCTTCAGGATCATCAAAGTCCTCATCATCTAGTTCTGCTTGCGCCTCAAGCTCTTCTTTTTCTTCAGGAGACAAGTGCATCTGGTTTCCCAGTTCTACTTTTCTGTCATCCAAAGCTGCTTGGACTTTTGCGTTCATCAGTTCACTAAAAGCTTTGCCGGCATCGGCCATATCGCCACTTTCAATTTTACCAATCAGTTCTTGTGTGTCCATAATATACTCCTATTACTGTAACTTATTTATACAAAAATGGTTTTCTACAACTCATCTTCATCAGGCGCAGCTTCTGCTTCAGCCTCGATTTGTGCATCAATATCTTTAATATCATCTTCTGATTGCATAAGAATGTTTTTACGTACCCATTCTTGTGAGAAGTATTTACCAACATATTCATCAATTTCTCTGATAGTACCAAGTCTTTCTCTAATTAGTTCAGACTCTTTCAATTCAGAAAAATGAGTATCTTGTTGATAATCAATATTGATTTCTTGTTTCATTTCATTCCATTCATCCTCAGTAACAATACCTTTGAGAACCAATTGTGTTTTAAGTAAATCAATAAACAACATAGAAAATCTTTTACGAAGTTTATTAATAAATTTCTGAAACTTTAATTCATCTCTTGTTATCTCAGAAGATCGACCCAAGGAGAACTGAGCTTCTTGCTCGAGTCTGTTGACTGGGACGTTGAGAGACTTATATAATTTCTTTTGGAAATAGACGATATCGTCGATCTGCCCGAGGTTCTCCCCTCCTGGTAGTGTTGTAATCTCTGTACCTCTACCACCTTCTCTACGCGGTAGCCAGAAGTCCTCCAACATCGACATGTGTTTACGATCATCTTTCATTTCTCCCGTTGAAGCATTGTATACCAATTTGTTACGATACTTCGTCATAATATTTCTTAAATATTCTTCAGCCTTACCTTTTGGTAAGTTACCAACATCAATATAAAAGATTCTACGTTCTGGTGCTCTAGCCAAACGGTAGATAACCAGTGAATCTTCTAACATTCTTAGTTGATTAACAGTCTTCATTGCCTTATCAAGATAAGACAATACTCTTTTTCTACTAGGATCCAATACACCAGACGTTACATAACAAATAGCATCTTTTGAAATTTTGAGACCCTGTGATGACTTTGACATAGTATTGTTTTGGAATAGATAATATTCCTTCACACCTTTAATCATTTTTGTGCCAGTTACAGGATCTCTTTCTTCTTTTACTTCACGTACTTTACGTATTTTTGTTGGATCAATATTTCTTAGTTCAACGATACCCGCTTTAGGGTTTTTCTCATCGATAATTTTATGGAAGTAAAGCCTTCCATCAATATACCATCTACGGAATATATCATGGCCTTGCCAATTCATATTCAACATCTTGACGACATATTCGAATTCTTCTTTAATTAGTTTTTTAATTTTGTCGGACTGATCGAGACCGTCCATATTAACTTCAACTGGTGCGCTATTTTCATCTGCAACAATAGATTCATTTACGATATCTTCAATAGCAGCATCACATTCAGGCTGCATTGCTAAGTTTCTGTACTTAACAATTTGCTGAATTTCAGTTTTGGCTTTATCACCTTCCATGTCAATGTATTGACCGAAGTGACCGCCAGCATTTACTACATATCCCAATCCATCATCGGAATCGGGTGCAACAAAAGAGAGACGCTTAGCCATCTCCTTTTCTTGATCTTTTCTTTTGATCTCAAATCCAAATAGTTCTGCCATTATATTTCCCTATGCCAGTTTATCGGAGGCAAATAATTCTGCCTCCGATATATTTATAGCACTTACGTAGTTGTATCACTTTCCCAATACTGAACTTGGAATTCAACCTGGAATTCTTCGATCTGGTTTTCAGCATCGAATGAAAGTTCAATTTGAGAAATGTTAGTTGGAAACAACCCACGTAGGTCGTAACGTTTTACGGACTCACCAGCTTTGTTAAGCTGCTCAACAATCATATCAGCCTGGTAGTCAACTGGGTTGACAAGACCTGTATTTGCTGAATGCTCATTGATACCATTCATCCAACGCTCCATAGCGTTTCTTACTGCAAAGTTAGTGTCATTAATGACCGTGATAGTCCACGGTTCAAAAATTCTATCACCAGCAATTTGCAACTGTCTACCACGGAATGGGATAGTTAAAGGTGCAACTACTGAGGCTGGAAGACCAGCTCCTTTACACATGAATGAGGTAAGTTCGACGTCACCGCCCGCATAGCCGGGAAAGTTAATGGTTGCCTTAAACAGGTTAGCGCGTGCACCGCCACCAACAAGTTTGGACTTAAAATCATCTACTCCTAAAATAGCCATTTTCTATCTCCTTACCCTGCTATCTCGTTAAAATCAACTCCAGTTCTAGTGGCGATGAAATTCAACGTGATAAAGTTAATGGAACGTGCAGGCTTAATGTAGATGTCACAAACAAATCTGTTTGTATCAATAACTTCTCCTGTGTTGTTCGTCTCATCACAGACTACTTTAAAGTCTGTAATACCTCTACGACCTTTGACCTCTCTCAAGAAAGGTTCAACCAAATTACGGAACTGAGCCCGTGTAAATTCATCGTTGAACTCAAAGAGTTGGAACTTGGAAGCTGTGGCAATTGCCTTTTCCAAGACCATAAAGAGTCGTCTTACGTTGATTCGATCAAAAGCAGAAGGTCTTGCAAGAAGAGTCTTGTCACCGAAAAGTACGGTACCTTCGCCTGGGAACGAAACAATTGGATTTACTCTTGCTTTATACAAGGTATCTCTTTCAGCTTTCTTAGGATTAAATGCAACTCTTGTTACACCTCTAATTTGACCCCGATTCAAGCCAGCTGGTGAGAACCACGCATCTGCAACAGCATCAGTATTTGCCATAAGACCTGCAACATGTCCAGATGATGGAATATCGATAAATGCATCGTTGTACTTATCGTACACTTTCAATGCTGTTGAATCGATTGTTCCATAAGAACTTGATGTTAGGTAATCGGCAAAAGCTTTGACGAGATTTACTGAAGTAGCAGTAACACTACCACCGTTAACATCTGTAGCAGACTGACCACCAGGATTAGTAGTGAAAGCAACTGGAGGTGAGATAACTGCAAGGCAATCTTTTCTTGCCGTTGCAATTGCAATCAAGTCATTAGCTACTGCAATACAAGCTGAACTTGCATTTGCCATGGACGGATCCAGTGGCGGGCAGATAAGCATATTGACATCGATTGTTTCACCATCTTCCAACAGATCAAAACCTGTTTGGATAGCCGAAGCTGTTAGTGTATCATCGTCAACACCGAGTGAAAGTGAATCAGTAATTACTGAAGTTGATCCTGTAAATACAAAATTGTTTGCTGCAGTTGACAGGTTAGTACCTGCATCTGTGAGAACGGAATCGTGATCCATCCACCAAACATATTTTGATCTAGCATTAACAACGTCTTTGTAGAAATTTGATTCACCATTATTTTGTTTTGCATCAACTGCCTGTGATACGAAAGCAAACGTTTCTAGTACTGAACCTGCAGTACCAGTCCATAAGCCATCTTCATCAATGACAGCGATATGTAATTCGTCTAGTGCTCCGTTAACACCTTGCGATTCTGCATATTCACTAGTACCTGGTGCACTATCAAATAGTGCGGCATTAGCGTAAGTTGCATAGTGGCCGGGTGCACAGATTTCTACTTTAAGTGAGTTACCCAGTGTGCCTGGATATTTTGCAGCCCACGGACCAACACTGGCCTGGCCTGCTGAAAAAGATGCGTCGTACTGAGTCTGACCTTTGATGAGTACGGCTGTGCCAGTACCATCTGCAATAGCATTCTTAAGACCAGAAGTTTCAGCTCTTACGACTCTAAGATCGTTACCGTACTGTAAAAAACCTGCAGCGGTAAAATAAGAAGTGTTATTCGTGGTATTAGGAACACCGAAAAGCTCAGACAAGTTCTTTTCCGAAGTAACCTGTCGTACCTCTTCTACTGGACCCCATGAGAATGCACCCACGAAACCGGCGATAGAAGAAGAAACAGCAGGGACAACATTCGTAAGATCTATCTCACGTACGCGAACACCTGGAGAGACTTGGAAGCTCATGTGTATTTCCCCTTTAACATTAAAAGATTATCATAATACGGTTTATTTCAATCATAGTTATTTATAAAAAATCAATTCTCATCACAACTTTCTTTACCAGAGCATTCTTTTGGAAAACAATGACCTCTCATAAAGTAATATTCGTTTTCATAACTAGGTGACCACATTTTTTCATCTACTAGTTTTTCACATTGTGTTTGAGAAAACGGTTGTTGCAATGCAATTTGCCCTATATAATTTTCTTTGCCGACACCATCAATGCCCCACATTGAAACTACAAATATAAACTCTTTCATAATTTACTCCTCAATAAAGTTCAGTTGACTCCATAACCTGCCATCTTTCACCGTTTATTACTTCAGTTTCTTCTGGCCTGCCATCATCCATTTCACCAAATGGAACTAATTCATCTTCAATTTGTTTTATTTTTTCATTATACATCATTTCTTTAATATTTAAATCAGTTATATCATTGAACATCGGACTTGATACAAACCAACCAAACAATACAAAATTCATAACAAGGTCATCATGATTGCCATCACTGGCTTCATAACTATTACCTTTTGCTACAAATGTTGAAAATTCTATTATAGTATCAGCATCTACAACTTCAATTTGATCTCTTTCAACCAAATCTTTAATATTAGAACAACCAATACGTTTTACTTTTCGTGTCATTTCGACACCAATAGCATTCTTTTTGACTACCGATTCAACAAACACATGTTCATATTCTAAATCATAATATAAACCATTGCAAACAACAGCTCCTTGGTCATTTGATTCAATAACCACATAAGCATTATTGTAGGTTTTTGCATACTTATATATAATGTCGGGGAAGAGTATAGGAGAGATATTGTTATCGCGGTACACAGCCACCTGTTTAAATGGGCGAGTGCTAATATCGACTAAATTAAAAGTACTGTAATCCTGTCCTCTTCCCTTCGCAACATCCACAAACATCATATATTCGTGTTTTTCTTTTGGTCTTTCATATACCTTAACTGACTCTTGTGTATATATTGGAGGTTTAGCTTGTAAGCCAAGCAATTTATTACCTGAAATAAGTGTATTGCCTGACCCATGAAAGTTATTACCGAATTCCTGATCAAACTGTAATTCTGAAGTATTAGACACAGTTTGTTTTTTCCATTCTTCATCACGGCCAGGTACATCCCACCAGTCAATTCTAAATGGTTTAAATTCATTTGTGCTTTGAACTGCACCCTCCCACAACTTATGATATATGTTACCAAGTCCATTGGCGGTACTTGTAATAATAACTTTTGTATCTTTACCAGCTGAAACCACAGGATATGTTGATGAATAAAATTCAGCTGCATTTTCAACAAATGCAAACTCATCAAGGAATAGCAAGTTAACAGACAAACCACGAATAGAACTACCACTTGTAGCTGCAGCCAAAATACGTGAATTGTTACTAAATTCAATTGATCCTTTATTTACAGCTTTACAACCTGGCTGTAAAAAGAACGGTATGTTTTCGATCATAAGCGTAGCTCGAGCTAACATTTCACGGGCTGTGGCGCCTTTGTTAGCAAGGATTGCAATAGTCTTTTCAGGGTGAAATATAGCGTACCATACAAGGTAAGCTACTGAAGATATTGATTTACCTGATTGACGACAAGCTAATACAATAGAAAAACGATTATCATCAAAATGACTAAACATTTCTTCTTGGTATGGATATAAATCAAAATCAACTAATCCATCATCAAGTGAAATAACTTTAAGATATTTTCTTGCAAAATAAACTGGATCTTTCATGCATTTAGCATATTCACGGATATCATCACTGGCCCATGATTGCTCAATGCCGTCACGTTTGATATTAGGATTACCTAAGTAACCTAATTCGTTATTCTTGATTCGTGTTTGATTCAATGATAGTCTCTTTTTCTTTCGCTTTTTGAATTAACATTTTCTGTAGATCAGTTGCAGATCCAACATAAAGATTATTCTGTGTCATATTATTAGGAAGAGCGGCTTGGTTATCAGTCTCAACTTCTTTCTTTTCTTTGTGCAATTTCATTAATTTATCAGCAACTTCAGCATTTTGCTTTATAGCAGTTGATAACACTTCAAACGCACGCGGGTGTTCAGACTCTCTTGCCAAGTCCATCATTAAATCGATAGCCTCGTTACCTTTTTCTGCTAAATTATAATATTGAGATCTAGCAAAATCGTAATCATCTTTTATATCACTTTTACTCATTAGACATACACATTCGTTGACGTCTGAATATCACCTAAAGCTCCTGACGTTGCGCCAGTAACTCGTTCGCCTATTTCAAAATATGCTGTAGGATTAGCCACTAGCAATATTTTACCTCCACTATCCCATGATTTTACTGTAGCGGTAGCTCCAGTATTTGTGCCGGCAACAGTTTCACCAACATTATAGTTAGCAGCATTATTTATCAATACTAACCGAAGGTTATCTGCAACAGCAGGGAATGGATAAGTTACCGCATATGTGAAGGTATCTGTTACATTTGCGGTAGCCGGATTAGTAGTAACTTGTTGTCTTTCCAACAAGCCTTCATTACCTTTATCAAAATCAAAGAAGTCACTTACAACTTTTCTAATTGTTTTCTTATTTTGAACTTCACCATAAAAATTAACCCTTGTTTCAAAATCAAGCGTATAGATAATTGCTCGTCTTGTAATAAAGTCACCTTCATAGTCATCATTCATAGATACACCTTGCAATACAATAGGAATATCAGACTTGATACCAATTGTTGGTACCTCATTAATAGTCACTGTATAGTCAGGTTTGAATGTAGGTAATATTTGTTCTAGTATTTGTAGAGCTTCATCTTGGTTCTTTGCCATAATGTTTAATTGAATTCCAACACGATATGGAGCAGGAGCTCTTACAGAATTTCTGGTATTAGATGTTATTGATCCAACTCGTACTTCATTTGATTTATTAACAGTTTGATTTGTATCATACGTAATTGATGTTATTTCAAATGACATACGTGGTAGCTTAATAGCTAACTTTGCATCATTCAAATCAGTTTGGTTTTGTACTCTGGCTAAAAACTTTTGTCTAGGTCCATAAGCCAATGGTACTTTAATATCTTGAAGAATCTTACCAGCTGAATCTGTTTTACGTATATTGATATTATTAAACAATGTACCAAATACAGCAATAGTCCTTCTAATTTGTGAATGGTAAAAATAACTTCCAAACATTATGTAATTTCTCCAAATGGATTCGATTCTGAGAAGTCAATGATTGAATCACCATCAGTTTCAAAATCTTTATTTTGAGCGAATACATCGCCTTTCATTGCTTGATCATCAGCATCCTGGTTGAAGTACCAAGTTGCGCCACTATCTACACCCGTAAGAATATCGGCTGCAAGTTGACTTATTTTAAACTTACGTGCTGTTCCATCACTACCAATTTCATTGATAAGTGTAAGTACACCAGTACTAGCAGTAACAACGAATTGAACAACTTCAGCAGTCACATATATTGGTTGGCTATTACTATCAACAAGCCCAGTATCTTGTCTAACAGTTTCACCTGGTGCAAAATGACCCGATCCATTATTCATTGTAAACTCTAGTTGATAAGAGAATCTTTCTTGTAGTTCATCAATTTCACGAATACCAGTTTCAAGTTCTTCATTATTATATTCAAACAACTCACATTCCAACTTATATGTTGGTAAGTTATTTAATTGATAGAATGGCTGTTCATGTTCTACAAATCGTATTTCAAATAACGACTTTGAAAGAGGAAGAAATACTAAATCACCTTCACTTGGTCTTGTATCATTAATTGAATTGTTATAGAATCCAACTAAATTTTCCCAACGTTTTCTTGATACAACAAACGTTGCTTGGTCTCTTATTTCAACACCAAATTTACCGAGAAGATCACCCTCACCAGCAAAACCTTCAGATGTCTCAATATACATTTCAATTGTATAACCATCAGTAAATTTAGAATAATCTTCATTCATAATTTCATCACGACTAATTAATTGCCTAGGGATGTAAATAACATCCTGGCCATACATTTTTAGTGATTCAATTACAAGATCTTCATAGAGGTTTTGTTCGGTCTTAACCTTTGGAGAGAAATATACATTAGTTGCCATTGATTACCCCATGTACATATCTGGTGGCAGTTCATGCTTTACTTGGATTTCTTCTTCCATTTTTTCAATTTCTTGGTTTGCTTCCTCCAAAATTTGTCGACCGTTAAGAACTACTCCACCTGGCAATTGCATACCTTCAAATTTTGAAAGGTTTTGTCCCCATTGCCTTTTAATAAGAGCAGTTGTATATCTTTTAAGAAACATATCGTTGAATACTTGAGTATTAGCAGTTGGATCAACTACTCTATAACATTCAATAATAATATAACTATTTAATTGAAAATCTGAATCCCAATCACCATCAAGGTAAAGTCTGTCTTGATGACGCACATACCTAATTTGCTCGGCACCATTTAGTTTCATATCAAGCAAAGCAAGATATTGCATGGTTTGCTCATAGTGAGCAAGTGAACCGACAAATCCTAGGTCATAGATGTCATTGAGACGTAACTGATACTTAGCACTAAACATATTGTTTGAAGTGGTATCATCTAATGGAAAGATTCTAGACACAGATGTAATATCATCAGTAAGTGTGATATATTCGTTTGTTCTATCTGTACTTGTAATTTGATGCTTTAGATATTCTCTGTAAATAGCATCAGAATGATAGGTCTGCCAAAACTGAATAGCTTCGTCAACACGGTCTTCCAGTTGATCTTCGTCCACATTGATCTCAATAACAGGATCGCCAAGGTGACGAAGACAATGATCTATCAATTGTTGTCTTGTTGTAGGTGCTGACATAATAGTATCCCGATACGAGTTATTTGATACTATTTATATGTTTAAGATTTTAGACCAAAGACCGTAAAGTTACCACTAACAGGAGCCATAGAAGCAGTATAGGTAACATCACTTCCACCTGAGTTACCAGCTATACAAACAAATCTCATATCAGTGGCTGATGTAGCATCAGCGTGATCTTCAGCTGATGCTGCCTCTTCCCTCCATTTATTAGCTTCACTAGACGTGCCCGTTTGAAACATTACACAACTAGAATATATACTTGTTGGAATTGTACTAGAAAAGGGATTACTTATCATTAATTCACCAGTCCAAAAAGGCCCAGCATTGCCATCAACACTTCCGTGTATTTGATGAATTCCTTTTGTACTATAGTAATAATATACTCCACTACCCGAGGAAGAATTTAATTGGTTATAATTCATATGGCCACGAACAGCAACACCATCACTTATTATAACACTACTATTCCCAAATCTTACAGCCATATATGCTTCGCTTCGAGCAGCAGGACGTTTTACTCTATAAAAAACTTTATAATAATCATAGTCAGCTGAAAAAACACCATTAATATGAAGTGCATCAATAGCTGCAGATCCATCTGCAACCGAAACAGATCCAGTATAGGTCATGCCAACACCAACTGGTGTAGATGAAAACGTAGATTTACCGTCAGCAGCTACCGATATTGCGTTGTTACCGTTTACCGAATCAATTGCACCTACTCTTAAATTACTCATTGCGCAATCTCCTGAACTGTAATAATAGAATCAACACTAGACGCATACGCATTGGCATAGCCTGAAACAGGTCTATTAACTCTACCAGAATTTGATGCAGGTCCAGCTTGTCTGACTGTAGCTGTATAGGTTGTTGCACTTGTAGTACTAGGACTATCTAAATATGACTTTGAAGCAGGAGTAATAGCATATGCATTTGAATTATCTATTGATTGTGATCTTATATTAAACCAAACATTATCTAGCGTACCAGAATAATCCGGATTTGCTACACCACCACCAATAAATGTACTTCCTCTTTTGCATCTTACCAAAGCAGAATAACTATCTTGGTGTGATACACCTATGTCAATTGTAACAAGTATTTTACTACTTGTAGATTTTGGAGTTATGGTTACTGCCATAATGTTGACATCTGAAGTTCCAGTAAATGTTGTAAGAGTAGTAGTTCTTGTTTGCACGGTTTGAATCACATGTCCTGGTGCATATAGGGTATGGCCAGCCGCTACTGAAGCGGTACTTCCAGTTTGTGCTTGGATCGTGTTAACTGCTAAAGTACTCATTGAGAAGCTCCTATCAATTCACAACACACCTGATTATAACCCCATGAGGAAGAATTAACGTTTGTGCCGTTAGACCAATAATTAAGACTGTCTTCTTTTGTTATGCAGAAAAATTCTCCTGCAGTACCTTTGAAAATGGTATTAAGCATAACATAAGTATGTGTGCCTGCAACATTATAAGTATAGTTATTTTGCAATGTAGTTGCAGGTGCACCACCAGATCCACTAGTACTATTATACGCAACGGTTATATATGTTTGACTACTAGAAGAGTTACTGGTATTTGTTAAAAATGCTGCAGACACTCTGTATATTCCAGTGACGGGTATATAAATTTTTCCAGTTGTTCCAATTTCACTTAAATCAAATCCAGAATTAAAACAATCATTAGTACTACTATTGTTAAAGGTTATTGCACTGCCAGAACCGCCGCCAGTTGTCCAGTTTGTAGCAACGTGTTTAGTAGCTCTAAACGCATAGCACTTTGGTAGAAAGCCTCCGTTACTAGCAATTGTGGCAGCCGAAGTACCAGCTGCGTTGGTAATTGCATCTACTGCTAAAGTACTCATACTATTGCAAGCCTCCCACCGTTACTTATTGTTAGTGTAATACCACTTGCTACTGTCAATGGGCCAGACGCCAGTGCGTTATCTGTAGCCGCAATTGTAACATTAGTATTTAATTCTTTTTCATGTACTCTAAATATGTCACCCTTACCAGCTGTTGCTCCAACCGCTCCATTTTCTCCTTGGAAATATGCTCCACCAAGTGTAACACCAGAGTTTATTTTAGCGGCAGTAATTGCACCATCGGGAATCTTGGCTGCTGTAACTGCATTATCGGCAATATCTGCAGTTGCAACTGTTCCATCAAGGATGTCAGCCGAAGTGACTGTAGTATCTGAGTTTAAAAGATTTGCTAAATTTCTTGCGTTTGACATATTTTTATCCTAGTAAATATCCGCTGCATTCACCATAATATCCACCCATATAAAAACTTCCACTATCACCATTTCTAAATTTTATTTGATCATTTGCAGCTAAGTTTTCTATTACTGTGCAATGAGCTTGAGTGTAACTGCCAGATTCATCCATTCTAGCTTCTGCTATAACACTACCATTTTTCATAATTTGAAGCCTAGCAACAGAACCATTTATGTTGTTTTTAATAGACCAAGCTGTAAAAATATATCTTCCTGCAACCGGTGCAGTAAAAATTCCACTAGATGTATTAACGTGATTGCCCTGATTAAGTCCAGTGTTTAAAATAATATCTGAATTTGCTACACCTTGACCACTATTATTAGTAGTACCCATGCTAAAGCAAGGTTGATTGGGCATTGTTACATATCCATTACTATTAATAGTCATACGAACATCATTGCCCGTTCTAAACTGCATTGTATCTGTACCTTGTGCGTACCGAATACCACCAATATCTTTATCAGCACTATCACCCATATCAATAATAGATGTACCACTAGCTCCAGATATTAACTCCATTCTTGCACTACCAGAGTTTATAATTGTTAAATCTTGAGTTGGAGTTGCAGTTCCAATCCCTACTCTATTATTTGTTGCATCTACTTTTAATGTTGATGTATCAACTGTAAGATCGTCGGTAGTTACTGATGTGTTCGTAATACTTGTTGCCATTATGATACCTTGAAAATATTTACGAAAGTGTGTTGAGGCCCGCCGTAAT